GCCAACAACTTGTTGACGGATACAGCAGTAACGGACACTAGTTCTACCGTGGCTACTGCATCAGCTACAACTTTGTATACGGTACAAGTCGACGGAACTGCGGCTACGTCAACTTCCTTTGTTAAGATTATAAACGCGGGTTCAGGATCACCTGACTCAGTTAGTCCTGACTATGTATTCTATACCCCAACGGGTACCGTTACTGAGTACATAGCCTACGAAGGAAATGCTCTCGCTACTGCCCTTAGTTATTGGGGTACGTCTACTCGCGCGAACGCTACATCTCAAACTGCTGCAGGTGGTACACTGGGTCTGCGGCTTCTCTACACGTAGGTTAGATCATGAAAGGTTTTTTAGATGCACTCTTCTGTTCTCAAAAGCGCATGTCTTGGCGGCGTCTTACTGTGCTTTGCCTTAGCACCGCTCTTCTTATCGGCGGCATGCTTGACGCTGAGCAGTGGCTTTACATTGGCCTTGCTTACATTGCGGGTGATAGCGCAGAGAAAGCTATGAAGGCGTTTTCTACAAAGTAGGGTTAGATGGCTTTGCAGACCACCAAATACCATGACGGCGTAAAGTTCAAAGTCGTCACTGATCAAGCGATTACCGTGTCTGACATTGCAGTCAACGCATCAGGCGGGCCTGGAAAGTTGTTTTCAATTACGGCGTCAAATCTAAAAAGTGCAAACACGATTGTTTACGTCAAAGTATATTTTTCAGCGGCACCTATCTTGGGAACTACATACCCTGATTTGATTTTTCCTGTGTCGGGTGGAGCCTCTCAAACGTTGCAAATACCGTATGGTTACGACTACACTGAGTTAGGTTTTAGTTGTACACTGAATGCAACGCCTTTAGATACGACAGACCCGTCAGCATCTACGGCAGTAACACTTACTTGTAGTTGAACTAATGGCTGCGTCTCTTCGATCATCAATAACTGAAATAGGTGGCATTTTAGTCACGGCTCACACGCTTGATGCTGATGGTGAAGCCAATGTTACAGGTAACAGTTCAGGTAGCATTTACTTGATTGATATCGACAACACGAACAACACTGTAGCGGTTTACCTAAAGATGGTGGATCACGCATCGAATGTAGGCCCAGGTCAAGTACCGACGTTAGTTTTGAGAGGTACTCCTGGTGTCGTTACCTCTTACGTGTTTGAATCAGGGTTCGCTTACAGCGCAGGTGTTTCGATTTCATGTACTCCTGATTCAAGTGTCGCAGGTAACACAGACCCCGCTAACTCTGTAACGGTATCTCTTGTGGCATCTTAATGAGTGGGAGTTTTAAAATGGAACCCGTGACGCTAACTACAATTGCTGTTCTTGCATCTTTGGGGGTGGGCTTTGGTGCTGGCTGGGGCCTCAAGCCAGATGCAGGTGTCAAAGCGATTGAGGCACAAACAGAAGCGATCAAAGAGTTGAATAACGGCAACGAAGCATTGGTCACTAAAGTCCAAGAGGTAGCGGTCGAAGAGGCTAAAAGGGAGTCTGCTATTGCCGACAAACTTACAGACATGCCGCCTCCCTGTATTGCAGAGGTTGGTGGAGACCCCATGTCCCTTCAATGTATGTGGGCTTTGTGTATTCGGACGGGTGAAACAGATCGGCAACGATGTGAGCCTGCTAAGTTGACGGATAAGCTACTTGGGTCTTATAGTTGTACTGAGCCTGAGTGACGGGAGTTATCATGGATTTAAAAGATATGGTGGTGCCTGGAATCACTCTGGTATTTGCTACCGGAATCGCATTTGCCTCGTTTGAATCTGCTGCTCAAGACGTGGACGAACTTGGTACACGTGTCACTGCGCTTGAAAATAAGAAAGCTGTAAGCGTAGGGAAGCAGGAAGTTGTTGACGTTAAAATTGAAGGTGTTGAAAAACGTCTTGATAAGATGGAAGAACTTATGGCTAAAATGCTTGAGGTTCAACAACGGCAAGCCATCAACCAAGCCAAGATTTGTGCCGCCACTAACGCCGATTGTAGTCAGTAAAATGCGCCCACTTATTTTAGATTATGTCGAATCTCTTGGTCACACTGTGTTTGAGTCAGGTGAGTACAACCTAAACATTATTGGTATCCGAAGCCGTGATCACCAAGCAAACAGCTTTGATGACCGCATTTGTGTCGTGTTCCGTGATGAGCAAGGCTGGATTACCCGTACATGGGAATGCACAACTGAGCCCGGTAAGTACTGGTTGGAGAACCCCACGCGCGTTGAAGGAACTGCTATTCTTGTACCTGGACAATACCGATCTGTTTGGAAGATCGATAAGCACCAGGGGAAGTATGATGCGCTCTGTCAGAGGAACGGTACGGTCAAAACTTACCGTGATAGCAATAAAGACGACGTTGTTGACCTTGACGTACAGTCTATTACTGAAGGCTATTATGGAATCAATATCCACAAAGCGGGCTCAGCGTCGACGCAGGTAGACAAGTGGTCTGCTGGTTGTCAGGTATTCAGCCACAGTAAAGACTTTGAAGAGTTCATGAGCATCTGCTACGCAGCCCGAAACAAATGGGGCAACTCTTTTACCTACACTCTGATTGACGAACCGGAGTTTTGATGGAAGCCCTGGTAGACACACTGCTATCAGGGGGGCACTTAGGCGTTTTCGCAGCGTTTCTGGTGTATCAGTTCATGGCTATGCAAAAGCGTCTTGATAAGCTTGTAGAAGGTTTTCAAGAACAACTGGATGAGATCCGTAAAGAATACGAGGCTCGCTCTGAAAAGATGCGTGAGAGATACGATCGAGTCATCAAAGAGTATCGAGACACTGCTGATAGTCAGTCTAAAGACTTTTTGATTACACGAACTAAAGTGCACAATGATATTGTGTCTAAGCTTGATCGTATTTTAGATCGAGACAAGTAGGTTTACATGGAATGTGTTGTCAAAGAAGGCTCTGACTGCAAGCTTGAGTTGGGATCACCTATTCGAATCTATGACGAAAAACCTGTTGAGAAGGAGCCCAAACCAATGGCACAAGAAACAAAAGCTGAAGATGCTGCCCCTGTCCCTGCACCAGAGCCCCCACCTGCACCTGCACCAGAGCCTGCGCCTGCACCAGCACCGGCACCCGTAGAGACTGTTGCGGCACCCGCTGCTGTGAACGATTTGGTTGAATCAGTTGGTGTGTCTCAAGACATTACGGCTGCTGCAGATGCAGCCAAGTCATTGGGTGGAGACTACGCACCGATGGTCGCCATCGCTCTTGCAGGTATGGCTGTAGCTGGTGGGTCTAAAGCCTGGAACTTCTATCGTGAGCGGGCAGAGCAAAAGCATGAGCAGGAAATGCAAAAGCTTAAAATGGAAGCGCAGTCACAAGGAATGGAGGGTGAACAGCCGCCACCTTGCAAAGCTGCGAGTACAAAGATGCAAGCCGAAGTAGACGCGTTGAAATCAAAGATTGGTTCTATTGAAAAGAAAACGTCGATGATCTCTGCCGACTTTGACGGAGAAGATGTTGAGCGTCAAATCAAGCGTATGAAAAAACGCATCGATGAACTGTTTGAGATTACTGAACAAAAATGATCGAACTGGTTCTGTTCTTTTTCGGTGCCTTAGTTGTCTTACCAGCAGGGTTTAGTTTCGTCGTCGATGGTGATGTTAAGCCACGCAAAAAGAAAGAGGAACCGATTGAACAACCTGTGGTTGAAGAGCCTGTTGTAAATCCTGACCCTGTTGTAGTTGCTCAGCTAAAGGCGACAAAAAAGACTGTGGTTACAGTAACCCCGATTTGCTCTGATGAAGGATCGGAAGGTCGATTACGAACAGCTAGTCTTGATTTCTTGGAGCAAGTAGACGGCTTACCAGATGAAACTGTGTTTGAAGTCAATGACTGTGGAGAAGAGGGTTTGGTTGATATCCAAATCATCGAGACGGTAGAAAAAGTGAACCCACCCAAGCCGTGACACTCAAGTGGGTTCGGTTTCAATCCACGGGATTATTAGCTACACTAGCTTATCCAGTGTAACCAAAGCTTTAAGGTTTCTTAGGTGGTGCTGCAGCCGCACCTTGGGTCGGTGCAATCGCATCATTCAACATATCCAGAACCTTCATGAGACCTTCTGGTGGGCCATCGTCGCGGGCCACAACTCTCACGTCATACTTGGCGCTGTTGTCGCTCTTACGGCTATTTTCGCTGTGGTTTGCTACAGAGCCGTGCACAGTGACTTCGCAGCTAAACAAGCCAGCGTTGTACTTAGCTTTGGCTGTAAGGTCAGCCTTGCTGTCTGAAGTGGTTTTGCTCGACGTAGAGGACTTAACTTCCATTGTGAAGTTGACGTCTACCTCTTTTACCGACAACGACGGAGGGTTGAGAAGAGCAAGCGATGGAACTTTCAGTTCCGTTCTTTGCATCGTCGTGTTCCCAGCCGCATCTTGAACAGGCTTTTGGAACTCAAAGTCAACAGTACGAGCAGACAAGTTGCCCTTACCGTCGTCAATCATACCTACGTCTTTAATGAAATCTGCTGATGCCTTTGCCAGTAGAACTTGAGCACTACAAGCAGCCTTGAGAGGACCGCCAATAAGTTGTTCCATTGGTAGACCACCAAACTGGTCTGACATTTTTACGAGGCCGGAATCTGCCATGATGCTCTCCTATGGAAGCAGTTTAATGAGTTGATCGTCGATTCTTGCATAACCTTCTGGTGGCTCACTGCCTTTGAAAGTCAACTTGATTTTAGCAGCGTTGCTTTCTTTTTTAAACCATGATGGGGTATTGGCACAGGGCCTAACCATCAGCTTGCCTTTTTTCTGATCCGCAGTGAGGCCAGATATCTCCACAGACATCTCCACTTCAAGCGTATCAACACGCAAACTTTGGCCCGTCGTGAGCGATTGAAGAGGGACGGGTATTTGTTTTTGAACCAGTGTCCCATCTTCCCAAGTGGGTATTTCCATAACAACCATACGTGGCGCATATACATGCCTCCCTTTTTCATCTGTTAGTGGTTCGCCTTTGTCATCAAGTTTCAACTCCCAAAACTCTTGGCTTGTGATTGAGTCGAGTTCATGACGTTCAGCAATGTCAGTCGCAGCCATTACAGCCGACTGTATAGAATGTACGATATCGTCTAGTGAATGATCTGGCATGCTCTCTCCACGTTATGCTGAAGACTGAAGCGCTTCGATGACCCAATCAGAGTGAAGTGGCCCAGTCTCAAACTTTGCACACATAGTATCAGCGACTGAGCAAGCAGCCTCATCCAACTGTGCTTGTGATAAGTTCGAAGCACCTTGAGAGTTGAACCACTGACCTTTTTGGGACTCACCCCATCTATGTTTGTCCAAACAGTAAGACTGAAGGACGGTTCTGATTCGGTTAGACCTCGCCTCTAATCGACAACGAAAAGGTATCAGGTAGACCAAACCTGATCGCTCTACTTCCGTCTCCACCCATTTACTTTTAACAGTACCCTTTGCCATAGTTACTGTTTGCTCTCTGGCTTTCTTTTTGCCCAACGGCCTGGAGACACACGTGCTTGCTGACGAGCCCTTTCTGCCATATCAACCATACGAACCAACCAGTCAGCATATTGCTTTGGCTCGTTTGCACCTTTGACGGGGGCTGACGAAAAGGCTTCTGAAACTCCTTTAACGTGACGAATCGTTGGTAGTCTCTGACCCGATTCAATCCGACTAACTTCAGGCTGAGACAATCCTGACCTGCGAGACAGTTCAGATATCGACCAGTTCCTTGCTGTACGGTGCTGAAATAAAAATCTACTAAATGCGGTGTCTGACATGGTGTCCTCCCTTAGACCAGTATGGTAGCCCATTACATGAGGTAGTGCAAGAATATACTTGACGGAGTGGTAGAGGTACTATAGTCTATGCTCAAAGGAGAAAACGACGTCATGAGGATTCAACCACACTACAAGTTTATCGTACAGACTGATCCCGACATACCGCATCAGATAGCATGGTTGGAGCACATAGAAAAAGAAACTCCTGGTGCTATGGTGTACGGCATCAAACAAAATAATCGTAGGGTAAGGTTGACCAAACTGATAGAACAGGACGATCTGAACCTGAGTGAGTGTGTGATTATCTGCCCTGTAAACGGGGGCTGGTTAGTCGATAGCCACCTTCACCACATGATTAAAGTAAAGGAACTCGCAGCCTGGAAAAGCTACACCGTAGAGGAAAGTTTGTTCGACGGAAAGCTGATATCTGGTTGGGATAATAACGAGCACAGCAGAAAGGCTCTCGTTGAACGCGGCAAACTTCTGTGTGCGTACAGTATCCATAGGGGTGAACTAGCTAGTCGCGTAATAAATATAGCGACACCTTACCAGTTTATGAACGTCGCTTGGTGCAACACTCGTCCATGGTCGATGAATGTATGGGCCTGTGGTAGCGGCAAAACACTGGGCGCAATCATGTCTGCGCTGGACAAACCCGGTCCTATTCTTGTCGTGTGTCCGGCTAAAGCCCGTCACGTTTGGTGGAGTCAGGTAAAAGAGTACACCACAATCAAACCGTTTCGTATCCGTCCAGTGTCTGAACGACGCAAGAAAGACGGCACATTGGATGAGTACCTGGACGAGTGCCGACGACATCACTCCCGACCGTTTGTTATTATCGGTGCGGAATCATTAGCTGACAACATGGATGCGGCACGAAGCATCGAACCAGAAACGCTGATCCTTGACGAGATACACACTCATGGCAGCAGAAAGCGGTGGGTTGCTATTCAAGAGTCTGACGGTAGCGTATCGTTCGAGAGAAAGAAAACAGCGGCCAGCAGTCGCGTTAACTCCAAGATTAGTAGAGAGACTCGGGCTGTAGCCATCATGGATCTTAGCCGACTTCCTTCTTTGCGACGACGTATTGGCCTTACTGCTACGCCTTTGGACGATGGGCGTCCGCGAAGACTTTGGAGTCAGCTTGACCTTCTCTCACCAGGAGGATTTAGCCATAGCTACTCTCGCTTTGCTTTGCGCTACTGTGACGCTAGCCCTGGAAAATACGGTGGCCTTAACGACTCTGGCAGTAGCAACATGGATGAGTTGAAGGCTCGGTGTTCATACATGGTTCATGAGGTGCCCTACTCTGAGAGCCACGCTTCACTGCCTGATACGCGAGTTCAAGTGGTCTACCTCAGTAGTAGTGAACTGAACAGAGCGGATCGATGGAACGATGATCAAACTTTTGGTCAGGCGATCAAAGGTCTTGCCAAAGAGGTAAAGGCACATGGTGCTCCTGCACGGGAGCGTGTGATAGAAGCAAGGCTTTCAGAAGCTTGCTCACGTAAGAGAAAGTATGTTACCGATGAGGTATTACAAGGTTTGAGAGGTGGGGGTAAGGTTGTTGTGTTCACGGCTCGGAGAAGGGAGACCGAGTTGTGGGCACACGCCGTCCGTCGTGAAGTCGCCCGTGGAGATGAGGCGCAGGGAGAGGTGCCTGTATGGGTGGCTCACGGCGGCATTCCCGAATCTGAGAGAGACGAAATGGTTGATGCCTTTCGTGAGTCTGACGGCCCTTGTTGCCTGATCGCTACCGGTCAGAGTGTAGGTACTGGTGTGGATGGTATGCAGACCGCAGACCTTGCAATCTTTGCGATGTTGCCCTGGAAACCGGGTGACTTTGTACAGTGGAAGGGTCGCTTTGATCGCTTGGGAGGTAGCCCCACACTGTTGAAAGTAATCGTTGCGGAAGGAACGTACGACACACGTGTGGTTGATATCCTTGTGGATAAGTTTGGTCCGATTGAAAAGTTTTTGAAGGCAGATGAACTGAGTGGTCTTGGCTCCAAGCTTCGTGGCACTGAGGACAAAGATTCTCTTCTCAACTCCATTGTTTCAAAGCTTGGGGATAAATGATGTACGAAGTCACATACACATGTGATTACTGCAAGAAAACTTACGGTCCCGTTTGGGGTGTAGGTAAGATTCCTAACTGCCCTCCTGATTGGAAGCGGGAAAAGGATTCTCTGGTGTGTAAAGGTTGTAAGGGTAAAAAGACAAATGAGTAAGATACTTATCGATGCAGGTAGGTCGTCCCGTGGTTGGTCTCGGATTGGCACCTTCTTTAGATGCCCACAGCTTTTTGCTTACGGTGAGCGCTTGAACATGCAGATGATCCCTGCCAGCGCCTTGACTCGTGGGAGCATGGGACATGTCATGCAGGCACACTTGCACGCCATTTATGGAGCCAAGCAGGGAGGCTGTTGGGTAGATGACAAGTGGGTCGATGACCCTGACATGCTGATGGAACCTGAAGAGGCTCTGTATGCGTACTGTGACACCAATGGTGGTGATGAGTTTATTGACCGAATGATTGAGACATTCAGGCGTTACTTGTCTGACTTCCCTGAACCCCCTGGACGAATACTCGCTGTGGAGCATCAAGTGACAGCGGTGCTCGGAGAGAAGGGAGGTCAGTGGGGGTTATGGGTTGTTCATCCAGAGGAACAAGACTTTGCACCAGACTCAACTGAAGTACGTGCGTGCGATGAAACAATCATCCGGCCTTCCCCGCTGAATGTTCCTGGTCATCCTGATCATGGCCACGCGATTACACTTACTCGACGTATGGACATGTCAACACGAGACCGTTCTGGCAAAGAGTTTATTTGGGATCACAAGCATCAAGCAAGAGTAGAACCGAATCGTAGTGTGGACGCTTACGCAATCGATGGAGGCTTCGCCGCTTTCAGGATTATGGGTAAGCAGTTGTACAGTAACTTTGGAGGCGTGGCACTGAATCTGATTCAGACACAAAAGCCGTGGCGTGTTGCTCGGCCTATGGTCCCGCCAACACCTCACCGTGATCGCCACTTTGCGGAGATTCTCTGGAGAGCAGAGCACCATCTTGCGCGACTCGATGTAGATTCACCCGATTACTGGTCGTGGCCAAAGGTCCAACATGAGACTACTTGTGTTGGTCGATATGGCGCATGCGCTGGTATCAAGCTTTGTTTTTACGGCGAAGCTGGCAAGTACTAACTTGCATTGTTATTTTGCAGAAGACTAATCAAGAAACCCTAACTGGAGAATACGATGACCCAAGATAATGGGCTCCCTACTGTTATGATTACAGTATACGGTCAGCCAAAGAAACGAAAGACTAGTGACATGCTGGCAGCTTTCCCCAATGCTTTGTTCATTGGAGTGCCGTCTGCTTTGTCTTTGGTCGCTCAGAATGAGTTGGGCTTTACGCCATCCGTGTACCCAAACCCACCACAGACTCTACCTGAACTCATCAACCTGTTGACTGAACTCAGCCAGCAGAACTTGTCTGATCAGTGTGGTGCTGTTGTTATCGATGATGCAAGTCACTTGTGTAAGCGATCTATGCTTCAGTGGGAAGACGAGGCACCGGTCGGTAGGTCAGGTAAGAAAGACAGGTTCTACCAGTACCAGCAGCTTGACCGTCGACTACTACAGCTTGCAGGATTGGCGCGTCACTTAGGTGTACACATGGCGATGAACTTCCATGAGCGTATGCCAGGTTCAAACGCCGACGGTCACTTTTGCGCGGGTGGTCCTGACGTGCCATCACGTAACCAAGTGAAAACACTACCATCTTGGTGCGACATAAATGTGCGGGCCATGATTGATAATGCATACCCTGACCCATGGTTCCCAAGTTCTTACTACTGTGACCCTACAGACCCTGAGTGGATCACGGGTGATCGAACTGGTGTGTGCCAGAAAAAGACCCCTGGAAACTTGAGAGAGATTCTGAGGTCCAGTAAGTCAAACTACCGCCTTGGTAGAGTTCCTGGGTTAGAGTGGCAAGACGATATTGCAGATGCTATTGCGAACTCAATAACGCAAGACGTACCTGTATTGGACGCTATCAATGAAGCTGTAGCTGGAAATAAAAACAACCCTCTACACTTGCGCTGGGCTTGCCAAGATGGTATTGCTAGAGGTATACTGGCTAAACAGCAATCTCGGAGTCTTTTCAACTTTGAACCGGAGCCCGACGTACCCGTATCAAACGGTGTTTCGTTGCCGCCTCCACCCCCACCATCTTCCTGACGATTAACGTCTGGACCTCGGACCTCGTGTCCTTTACCCTAAACCATGGAGCCTTTATGGCTATCAACATTCCGACGGGCGCTTTCAAAGGTGTTCGCAGTTTCGGAGCCAGTGCACCTGACGCTGGCGTTTACTCGGTTTCAATCGTAAAGATTGAAGCTAACCCCAATGACAAGCCAGGAAAGCGCCGCTTCCACTTGCAGTTTGAGAACGGGTTTACCATGTTTACTTTCGTAAGCGTGCCCTTCGAGAACGGTCAAGCGATTGCGGGTCTATCTGACAACCAAGTTCGCGGTCAACTGGCTAACCTTCGCACCATCCTTGAGTCTCTTGGATATGATGGCGGCACCCTTGATGCTGGGAACGTAACTGATGAGTGGTTCATCCACTCTACCAACCATGGTCGTCAAGGCTATGTTGACTTCGTTCCTGGTCAGAAGGGAGTTGAAGGTTCTTACAACGAGATCAAGGAATGGCTCAGTGAGTCTGCTTACACTGCTCGTAAAGAATCTGGTGCACCCGTACAGACCGCGCCTGCCAGCGCCCCTGTACCACCTACACCGGCTAACGGAGTTGCACCCTCAACTGGCGCAGTCCTGCCTCCCCCACCAAGTGTGGCGCAGGGCATCGTTAGCTGATGTAGTATAGTCCTCCGTTGTCACCGAGGTCCGACGACGGAGGATTTATTCAAACCAAGGGGTACTTACCGTACCTTGTTTCACACTGAGCAGGAAGGCATGTCAGTGGTTGTATAGATGCCTTGGCCTCAACCATTACCACGGGAGAAAAAATGTTTGCAGAGTTTACAGCTAAACTTCCCAAGTCTCTGAGTGAAGGAGACTTGCGTGTATCCGTCAATCCCAAATCAGTCGCATGGGTTTGTCCCATCAACGATGGAGGTACATCTATCGGTGTCATGGTTGGCGTCGAAGACGATACAATCATCGCCGTACAAGAATCGTATGAAAAGGTGGTAAAAAAACTCACTACCGTCTTCTTCGATGCCTTGCCGAAAAAGTAGTATCGAGAAGTTAAACCAATGCCCTTTGACCCGACAACACTTGGAGCACGATGTGACGTGTGCCCGTTGGGTCCAAAGGGTGATCTTCGTAAAGACGACTGGAAGCCCGTAGGCTGCGAAGTTCATAAAGGTGCCACGGTTCTTGCGGTCGCTGAGAGTCCTGATCCTGAAGAGGTTCAGCATGGTAGACCGTTTGTTGGTCGCTCTGGTAGTGAATGGAACCGCGCGTTGTCTGCATGCGGGAAGCGTAGAACTGATGTTGACTTGGACCACGTCATAGCCTGCCGACTGCCTGGTCAAGCTTCTGGCGCAATGCGGAGGCTGGACAAAGCTGTAGATAAACTAAACCGCAAGCGTGTCAAAGACGGAAAGGATGCTGTGCCGCATCCAATGACATGCTGTAGACCCCGGCTGCTGAACACTGCATCACGGTACCCGTCGATTATTACGCTCGGCAAAACATCTACTCAAGCCCTTACAAATGTTGGTAGTAGTATTCAGTCAACCCGTGGTGGTCCTATGCGGATCACTCACGACTGGGGTGTGACTACTGAACCTGACGACACGGCTCATAGAGTGTTGCCGACACTACACCCATCTTTTATTTTGAGATCGCCAAGCTGGAGACGTGTACTACACGCAGACTTAGGTAAGGCGTTCAGGTGGTTCAATGACACACTTCAGTGGACTGCACCTGATACTTTGTGGCGACCCACTCCAGACGAACTGGAGAAGTGGCTTCAACAAGATGCACCGTTTTGGGCGTACGATGTTGAGACAGACGGCATTGAGCCTATGGAGTGCAAGCTTCGTACGATTGCGATTGCTACTCCTGACTTGGATGAGTCTGGTCGAGTGACTGACAAGAAACCTTTTAGTAACTCAAACGCTGTGGGCATTGGGCTACTCAGTGCTGACGGACACACTCACTTCTACTCGCCAGAGGATGAGTCGCGCATCAAAGATATTCTGCGTAAAGCTTTTACTGATGGCCGTGTATGGGTTGGTCATAACGCTGGTAGCTACGACAGGATGGTGATTGAGAACCACTTA